TTTTGCTGAACAGATTACTGATGCAGAAGCTTATTCATTCGATGATTCGTTAGGTTTCTCATTCATGGAAGAACCTGAAAGAATTTATGAAGAAGTTATTAAGAATGAAAAAGTTATTGGAACAGGTATTAAAGCTCTTGATGATTTGCTGAAAGGTGGTTTCCACGAAAAATCATTGACATTGTTACTTGCTCCAACTAACGTTGGTAAGACTTTGATGATGTGTTCATTGTCTGCTAATATGCTTCTTGCAGGTTACAAAGTTCTGTACATTACATTTGAAGATTCAGAAAACAAGATTGGTCAACGTGTTACTCAAAACTTGTTTGATTTGAATCGTGATGAATTAAAAGCGATGTCGAGAGAAGATTATCGTAAATGTTGGGATGCTCACAGAAGTTTGATTAAACATAATTTGTATATCAAAGAATTTCCTGAAATGGCAACCAATGCTCTTAACATCAAAGCTTATTTGAAAGAATTAAAAGAAAGAAAGAGATTTATACCAGACATTGTATTCGTCGATTACATCGGCTGTATGATTCCAAATGGAAGAGAAAATCCAAATATCAACTCTAATACACGTCTTTTGACTATTGCAGCTCAAGTTCGTTCTATTAGTATGACTGAAGGTTATCCATTTGTTTCTGGTGCGCAAGTTAATCGTAGTGGTTATTCATCAGACCATGTTAGTTTGAGTGATGCTGCTGATTCATTTGGTCAAACTATGAAAGCTGACGCAATTTTAGCAATTACACAACCTGAAGACTACCTAGATGGTGGATTCTATGATGTAGAAGTTGCTAAGACTCGTTTCGGTAATAATAAGCATGAACATAAGACGATTGCTGTTAATATCGACAAACAGAGAATTACTGATATCGATAATTATCAATCTGAAAATGCAACAGCTTCATTGCAAGATGTAAATTTCTCAACAGCATCAAATGCATTAACTACTGCTGCAAATATCATTATTTAAGGACTTTACTATGCATTTGGACATTAATGACTTATATACCGAAGAAACAGAAGTTGCATTAATTCAAAAGAACGATAAAGACAAGTTCTATGTAGAATTTGCGAAATATGGTTTCGACTTTAACGAAATTGATAAAGAAACAAAACTACCAGTAACACTAAAGAAAGTTTTAGATGGTGACATTGAATATGTGTTGCGTTTCAATAACGCTCTAATTAAGCTGCACAGATCTAAGCTGTACAGTATTATTGAGTCTATAGTAAATTTAACAACTGATTATGTAGAGTATGATGAGTTAGCAAAGACTTTACAGCCTACAACTCTCGGATTACTTACTACAGAATTGGCAACTAAACACAAACTTTGCACTATTACTTCAGTAAGTGCAGTACACAAATTTATTCACTGATTATGAAGATTACTACTGAACAATTATATTCAAGACTTACTGCATTGCAGAAATTATTTAGCTATAAGCGTCTCAAGAAGATTGATACTAGTCGCATTGCAGAGCTGTCAAAGCAAGAATACAAATCTATCCAATGTAGACCTAGATTGAAATTCGTGTTGCCTGCTTATGCAGATTTAGCGAGTTCAATTAGTTCAGATAGATTGACTTTACATTCAGTAGATTTGTATTATCTCGGTGAGTTTGTTAAAAATAACAAATTCCCAAGCATTAATGATATTTCGAATGAAGCAAAATTTAGAGAAGCTTACAAAATTTTTTACTCATCTGATTCTATCAATGAGCAAGTTCAAAGAGTGATTAAAGCTTCTGAAGCAAATAACACTGCTTTAGCGAAGTTTACCAAGACAAATAAGTCAATTTTTGAAATTGATCCAAAAACTCAAACAAATAAATTGTATGAGATGATGGTGACAGGTCAAATTAACGTGTTTGTATTCGCTTATTTTTATGAGCAAGGCAGGTTCACTATTGATTTTTCGAAAATTACAGATTTGTACACGTACCGTAATCTCAAAATTGCAGAATACGTCCGAAACTTTGAATTAAATGAAGTTTTAATTTAGAAAAATTTAATTATATTTCAATTATAAATATCATGGAACAAAACTTAAGCAACGATTATGCACTAACTTGTTCCGCGAAATTAGGCAAAAACATTAAACACATGAGGTAAAAATTATGCCAGTAACACGCGATTTCAGTAATTATTTTAAAGCAGTTGAAGACACTGCACCACAGGTCAATGAGTCAGCTCCTAAGATCAAGTATAAAGTGGAAGACGTATTTAAGCCGGTATTTAAGAACGGCGAAACAGAAGTAGTAATGCGCTTCCTTCCTTCCCATCCAAACGAATTTAAGCCTTTCATTGAAAATCGCGCTCACATGTATGAATACGAACCAGGTAAGTTCTTTGGCTGTGATTGTCTTGAAAAGTACGGCGTAGCATGTCCTATTTGCGACCATAATCACAAGCTTTACACAAGTGGTAAGTATACAAAGGAAGAAGCAAGTCCTCTTCGTTTGCCAGCAGCTCGTCGTAGATTCGTTTCCAACGTCTACATTGTTAAGAATAATAACGCACCTGATACAGAAGGAAAGGTCTATCGTTTCGAATACGGTATTCAGATTATGGATATGATTCGTAAGGCTATGACTGGATATGTCGATCCAGAAGATGGTGAAGTAGAAGGCTACAATCCATTTGACTGGAAAAACGGTGCAAACTTTATTTACAAGGGTGTTTCCGGTGCAAAAGGTCCAAACATTAAGGATTCTAAGTTCGGTAAGCGTCGTCCAATTTCTGACAAGAATGGTAAGGAATTGACTGTAGCAGAAATTGATAAGATTGAAGCTCAGCTTTACACTCTTGATGAATACGAACGCAAGATCAATGAATCTCCTGATTACAATGCAATTCGTGGTCGTTTCAAGAACAAACTTGGATACGGCTTGTTCGATAAGTTCATTGGAACTAAGGAAGAAGTTGTTATTTGTAAGGAAGAAATGGTAATTGGAGTTCCAGCTGCAAAGACTCCAGCAGTTCAGACTTCCATCGTTGAAGATGCTGCAGAAGCAAATTCCAACGTAAAGGCAGATGAAGAAACATTTAAAGCAAACAAAGCAGCTGAACAAGATGATTTCTTTGCAAGTCTTGAAGATGCAGAAGAATAAAAGTAATTCAGTTACTTCAAAATAATGTTTAAACGAGTAATGTACAAAATTACTCGTTTTTATTATACTTAACTTATGCCAGTATTAGATGAAATAACAAAATCTCAAATTTTATTGCAATATTGTAAGCAAGCTGCATTTGGTTTGAAACATAAGAAAATTACAGCAAATGGCGTTTTAACTGAATGTCCTTTCTGTGGTTCAAAGAAATTAAAAGGAACTATTTATATCGCTAATACTAATCGTTTGTGCTATATTTGTTGGAGAACAAATTGTCCTGCACATAACGCAATTATAGCATCAAAATGGTTAGCTGAAGTAAATCCATCGTTGTATCTTGCTTATAAGAGCGATTTACACAATAAGATGACTGCAAGTGAAGATGATATTGCAAAAATGCAAGCACAATTTGCAGATGAACATAAGAAAATGTTAATTAAGCAGCAAGAAGAATTGAATGAAAAGAAAATTCTCGATAAAGCTGCTGCTAAGATTTTTATTCAGATTGATGATGGAACTGAACTTTCAAAGAAAGCAATTGAATATTGTAAGTCTCGTAAAATTCCAGAAGAAATTTGGAAGAAATTCTACATTTGTCATAAAGGAAAATATCACGATAGATTGATAATTCCGTTTTATAATAAAGCAGGCAAGATTGAGTTCTGGCAAGGACGTACTTTAATAGATCTTGATCCGAAGTACATGAATAGAATTGCTGACACTCAATTGTATAATCGTGATTTCATTGATACAACAAAGCCAGTTATAGTATTAGAAGGTCCTATTGATTCGATATTTATTGAGAATGCTGTTGCGACTTGTGGTGCAGGTTCGAGTGGTAATCTCGATTTACAATTGGCCAAGTTTGAACAGTTATATTACATTTTTGACAATGATGCAGCTGGCTTAAAAAAGGCCGGAAAATTGGTCAGAAAGCATAAAAATGTGTTCATTTGGAACAAATTTTTGAACGATTTTGGGTTAAAAGCTGCTGAAATTAAAGATGTAAATGATGTGGTATTAAAATTGAATAAAAATGAAAAGTTCACATTCAAGGAACTTCAAAACTATTTCACGAATATCACAGACGAATTTATGTGTTACTTGTGAGTTTTTGAGCATATAATAACCTAAGCACCCCGTAAGGAGGTGCTTTTGTCGTATAAATACTTTATATTGACATGAGGTTATTATGTTTTTTGGTAATCCTAGACTACGTGGAACTGGTGAACACATTGAGATGACAAAAGAAGAAATGAAAGAATGGCTCAAGTGTTCTCAAGATATTTTCCATTTCGCAACATACTTTTATATTAACGCTGCTGATGGTATGCATCCAATTAAATTGCGTCCATATCAAGATAAGATTGTTCAAACTCTAATTGCAAACGTTCCGAATAAAAACAACAGAATTATTATGCAAGGTCGTCAGACTGGTAAGACTACTATTGCTACGTTGTATCTAACTTGGCTCGCTTTGTTCAGACAGA